CGCGATCGAATCCGCAGATTACACAGATCTTGCGAATTGGACATCCCCGCGCCGGCGGAAGAACCGTTTTTTGCGCCAAAAGTGACCGAGGTTTTCGGACCTGTTGTAAAAATATTTGGCTCGAAACGGCGTCTTGCGGGCGAACCCGAACGCATCTTCCGCAAATTTTATCGCTTCGCGTAAAGTCCTTCTGGCGCAAGGGTTTCGCGGCTTGACGACGAGCCAATTTCGCGGCCGATCCGGCTCGTGGAGAGGACTATTTATCCCTCTGAATCCGTCCCTAACACTCGTTAGAGTTTTTGCCAGATTTGTTCATGGCTGAACTGTTCAGCCTTATTTGTTTTTTCGATTCGTCGCAGAATGCCTCTCGATGAGCAACCCCCTCCAGACACGCGCCGGTGGTGACCCCAGATTGGACGCAGGCAAACTGAACCGTCCGTCCGCGGTCGATACCGCCGGCGCGCCCGCCGCTCCCGCAAGTCCGGGCGCGCCGGGCGGCGCCGCTCCCGACTGGATCGAGCTCTTGCCGGCGGGCGTCTTCAACGGCCGCGATGGTCGCGGACCCTTCCGGGTTGAAGATCCCGCGGTCGTGATCGCGGCGACCCGCGCGCTGGCGATGGCGGCTGGGTTGCCGATCGATTACGACCATGCGACCGATTTTGGCGCGCCCGCGGGGCGGCCCGCGCCGGCGGCCGGATGGATTGTCGCGTTCGCGGTCCGCGCCGGCGCCGTATGGGGCCGCGTCGAATGGACCAGGCGCGCCGCCACCGCGATCGCCGCGCGCGAGTATCGCTATGTCTCGCCGGTGTTCCAGTTCGATCCCGCAAGCGGCCGCGTGACCCGGCTGCTGCGCGCGGGATTGACCAACAATCCAAATCTTTACCTGACCGCAATCGCCGCGGCGGCAACCCACGCCGCGAGCCCAGAGGAAAGCATGATGGAAGAGTTCCTGAACAAGTTGCGGGAGATCCTGGGCCTTGATCCCGACGCGGCGCCCGACGATGTGCTGGCCGCCGTGAGCGGTCTCGCTGCCGACGACGACCGCGACGAGGGCGCCGGTGCGGGAGCCGACGCGGCTGCGGCCCACGCGCGCGCGCTGGATCCCGCGCGCTATGTCGCGATCGCGGAGTTCCAGAAAGCGCTGACCGAACTCAATTCGATGCGCGCCGAGCGGGCGCGCGAACGCGCGGCGCAGGCGGTGGACGAAGCGACGCGCTCGGGCAAGCTGGTTCCGGCGCAGCGGGAATGGGCGATAGCCTATTGCGCGGCCGATCCCACGGGCTTCAGTTCCTTCGTGGCACGGCAGCCCGCGATTCTCGGAGCCGCGTCGGGCTTCGACAGCGAACCGCCGATGGCTCCCGGAGCATCCGGCACGCGCACCTCACTGGGAGCGACCGAGCTCGCGATCTGCTCGCAACTGGGCGTCAGCGCCGCCGATTTCGTCCGGCGCAAGACCGGACGCGCGGACTTCCTGAGCCTGATATCCGCCGGCGGCGACCGCTAACAGCAAGGAGAATGGTGCAGACAAATGGCTGGATTGACTAGTTCACGCAACACGCCCGAGCTTTCCGACGGCGCGCGGTTGCGCGTGTTCGGAGTCGAAGCGAACACCAACGTCTACCTGGGCGGGATCCTCGCGCTTGATGCGAACGGTTACGCGGTGCCGGCGTCGGCCACCACCACCACCGCCAACGCGCTCAGGATCATCGGCCGCGCCGACAAGGTCGTGGACGGAATCCCCGGAGAGAATGCGATCAACAATCCGGGCGCCGCCGGCGCGATTTCGGTCACCGCGCGCAAGGGCGTGTTCCTCTACGATCAGGATAACTCGATCACGATGGCGGACCTCGGAGCGATCTGTTTCGCGCTCGACGATCACACCCTCACCGCCACCGACCGCGCAAACGGCGCGAGCGTGCAGCAGTACGCCGCCGCGGGGCAGGTGATCGCGCTCGATCCGAGCGGGCAGGTGTGGGTCGATTTCTGGCATCAATCGTCCGCAGCCGCGTAACCAGGCGTCAGCCGCAAGAGGAATTGCAATCATGGAAATCAGCGCCGCCAATCTGACCGCATTGTTTACCGGCTTCGACGTGGTCTTTCAGCGCGGATTCGAGAAGCCGCCCTCTTACTACGAGCAGATCGCGAGCGTGGTGCGCTCGGGTTCGCGCCAGACCACCTATCCGTGGCTCGGCCGCACCACTCGCTTTCGCGAATGGCTCGGCGACCGCGTGATCCAGGCGCTCGAGGCGCATACCTACACGATCGTGAACCGCAACTTCGAAGATACCGTTGCGATCGATCGCAACGATATCGAAGACGATACTTACGGCGTCTACGAGCCGATCATCGAGCAGCTCGGCTGGGATACCAAGATGCATCCCGACATGCTGCTGTTCTCGATGCTCAAAACCGCAGTGGCTACTCCCGCCGATGTAACCGGCTACGACGGCCAGCCGTTCTTTTCCGCCGCGCATCCGGTAGGGCTGCTCAATCAGTCCGGTGGCACGACAGCGGCGAATATCAATACTTCGGGAACGGGAGCGTACTGGTTCCTGGTCGATGCTTCGCGCGCGATCCGGCCGTTCATTTTTCAGATGCGCCGCGAATACGCAGTCACACGGATGAACACCGTGACCGACGAGGCGGTCTTCAACCGGCGCGAGTTCCGTTACGGCGTTGACGGACGCGCGAACACCGGCGTCGGGCTGTGGCAGCTCGCATACGCCAGCAATACCGATCTGAGTAATCCGGCCAACTACGGCGCCGTGCGCGCTGCGATGCGCTCATTCACCACCGACGGCGGCGCGCCGTTCGGAGCGCTCTCGGGCCGCGGCGGAGTGTTCCTGGTCGTACCGCCGTCGTTGGAAGAGGTGGCACGCCAATTACTCAATTCGGAATTCATGGCGGGCGCCGGCGCCAGCGCGAGCGTCGCGACTACCAACATCTGGCGCAACAGCGCCGATTTGATTGTCAGCGAGTATCTGGCCTAAGCCGTGACGCGAATGACTACACATTCTTCCCGGGCCCGCGCGGTGACTCCTCCTCCCGCCGCGCAGGCATCGTCCACGGCCCCCGCAGACCTCGGCACAGCGTCGAGTCTGCGGGGGCGCTCAAACCCGAGCGCATCATTCAGAGGTATCCGAGCGTGAGTTACGCGGCGCCCCAGGATATTATCAATCGCTACCCGAATCGCGATCTGGTTCAGCTGACCAACGAAGATCCTTCGGCTACTACTGTCGACACCGACGCGCTGACGCAAGCGCTCAACGACGCGTCGGCGGAAATCGACAGCTATCTCGAGGCGCGCTTCGCGCTGCCGCTGACTGATCCGCCGCAGGTGCTCAATCGGCTCGCATCCGATATCGCGATGTACCGGCTGCAGGCGCTGCGCCCGCTGCACGACCTCGCGGACGCTCGCCGCCGCTATGACGACGCGATCGCGATGTTGACCAAGGTCAGCGCGGGCGAGCTCACACTCGGCCTCGCTGCCGACAACGCCGAGCCTCCGGTGGCGGGCGCGGCCGAAGAAGTCACCGGACCGCGGCGCGTGTTCAGCCGCGGCCGGCTTCGGGGGTACTAGGCGATGGCTGCGATGCTGGACGCGCCGTGGAACGGCGAGAACTTCGCTCCGCCCACGCCGATCGATATCGCGACGATCGAAATCGCAATCGTCGCGCAACTGGCGGCGCAGATCGCGGGAATCGAAATCGCGCACTATCCGGACCAGCCCGAGTCTTATCGGTTGACGCATCGCGTCGGCGCCGCGCTGGTGCAGTATCTCGGATCCAAGTACGGCACGATGCTCGACACGTCGGCGATTATCCAGGAACGCGTGATGGAGTTCGGCGTCACGGTGATGATGCGCGACCTCGGATGGAGTTACGGCGCCGAGCCCAGCGGTCCAAGCCCCGGTGCGTACTCAGTTCTCGAAGCGGTTCGCGCGGCGTTGACCGGATTCTGTGTTCCCGGATGCCGCCAGATCTATCCGCGCGCCGAACGCTTCGTCGAACGAGACAAACAGGGCGGAGTGTGGATCTATATAATCACTTTCGCGCTCTCGACGGTCGCGGTCCAGCCGTCATCCACCCCAACCTTTCCGCTTTTCATCCGGGGCGTTGCGATGGAAGAGGGCGGCCAGAGCGAGGTCACGCTCGCGCCGGCGTCGTTCACCTTTAACTCGGCAGGAACGATCCAGCTGCCCCACGGCAATATTTCCGCGGTACTCGTCACCGCCGCAGGCGGCGCGGTGTTGAGTCTCGGAACCGATTACTCACTCGACGCGGTAAACGGAGTTATCACCGCACTCGCTGGCGGAGCGGCGTCCGCGGGCGAGACAGTCCAAGTCGGATATACATACGGAGATCAGGTGATCGCGGTGGCCGGCGAGACCGTGCCTACGAACTAACTGCATTCGCGGGGCAGCGCCCCCGCGCGAGGTAAGAGGACATGTCAGCAAGCTTCCTGCACGGGGTCGAAGTGATCGAAGTCACCACTGGGCCGAATCCAATCACGGTCGTCAAGTCCGCCGTGATTGGACTAATCGGGACCGCGCCGTCGTGGGCGGTAGCCGCGCCGGCGGCCCCGGCCGCGCCGAATGCTCCGACGCTGGTCAGCTCGGCGCTTGACGCCGCGAACTTCGGCCCGCTCATCCAGGGCTACTCGATTCCCTACGCGCTCGCGGCAATCCAGGAGCAGGGAGCAGGCCAGGCGATCGTCATCAATGTATTCGATCCTACTCGCCACTTTACCGCGATCTCCGCACAGGCGATGAGCTTCCCTGCGTCCGGCGCTCAGGTCCTGAATCTCGGGCACATGGGCGTGAGCAGCGTGGTAGTCAAGAACCAAGCTGGCTCAACGACCTATGTCCTCGGCACTGACTATTCGATCGACGCCGTCAACGGCGTCATCACGGCGCTGTCGGGTGGCGCGCTGACCGCCGCAGAGGCTGTTAGCGTTTCATTCAACTACGCCGACCCGACCAAGGTGGCGGATGCGGACATAATCGGTGCGGTCACCAACGGAGTTTATACCGGGATCCAGGCGCTGCAAACCACCTACGGCACGATGGGCTTCTTCGCGAAACTGCTTGCGGCTCCTGGCTATGCACAGAACGAAGATGTTGCGAGCGCGCTGGCGGTGATGGCGAATACGATCCGGGCGATGGCGCTGATCGATTCCGCGCCTTCGACGCCGGTGGCTACTGCGCTCGCAAACCGCGGCGTGGCCGGAAACACGTTCGATACTTCATCGAGCCGCGTGATCTTGTGTTACCCGCAACAGCAGTTTTCTGACGCGGGATTGGTACCGACTGGAGTAACGCTAAGTTCGGCCGGCACGCCGATTTCCAACCCATATTCGGGAATATCGGTCGGCCCTTATTCGCAATGGGTAGCGGGAGCGATTGCGGCCAAAGACCTCTCGAACGGCTATTGGTGGTCGCCTTCCAACACCGAGGTCGAGGGGATTCTTGGCCCCGACGTGAGCATCTACTCATCAATTCTCGATCCCCTTTCGGATTCGAACAATCTGAACGCTCAGGGAATCGTGACGGTGTTCAATGCGTATGGAACCGGGCTGCGAGTATGGGGCAATCGTTCGGCCGCGTATCCGACAGACACCGCGCCGGACAATTTCATCAACGTGCGGCGAACGATGGACGTAATCGAAGAGTCGATTGAGCTTTCGATGCTGCAGTTTATCGACCAGCCGATCTCGAACGCGCTAATCACGGCGATTCTGGCAAGCGTCAACGCGTTTATCCGCAGCCTTATTCAGCGCGGCGCGCTGGTCGCAGGCTCGGCCAGCTACGACCCTTCTGAGAATCCATCAAATCAGGTTGCGGCGGGGCAGTTGGTTTTCGACATCGACGTGATGCCGCCGCCGCCGGCTGAGCGGCTGACCTTTCAGAGCTATATCGACTCGACCCTGCTGTCGCAGCTTGGGCAGACCAGCTCGCAAACCACGACCGCCTCTGCGACCGTATAGGAGGATCGGCGAATGAATATTCAGATCAATTCACTGACTAATGCGAATATCTATATCGACGGAGTGGGATTGCTCGGCCGCGCCGAGGAAATCCAAATTGCGCATCCCAAGCACAAGATGATCGACTACAAGGGCCTCGGAATGGCTGGAACCGCGGAGCTGTGGGCGGGAGTCGCCAAGCTCGAATCGAAGATTAAGTGGGCGTCGTTCGACGCAGAGGCGTTGACCTTCGCGGCCAGCCCGTTCACGGCGCATTCCTTCCAGACGCGCGGAAACCTGGAACAGTATACCAGTCAGGGGCGCAGCGCCGAATTGCCGGTGGTCTATCTGATGACCGGAGTGTTCAAGGATGCCGGTGCGCCCGTCTTCAAGCAGCATCAGATGGTCGAAACGACTTCGGCGGTGAGCATTTATCATGCGGAGCTGTACGTAGCGGGCGTTCAGATTTATCTCTACGACGTGTTTGCGAACCTGTACGTTGTCGGCGGGGTCGATCAACTGTCCGATTTCCGCAGCAACCTGGGTGGCTGAGCCGCTGCCCGAAATGACCGCGAACTTCAAGCGAGGTAAGCGATGGCCGAAGAAATGCGAGTGAACGGAGTCGTAGTTGGGATCGGCGATGAAGCGGCGCGCGGCGAGTCGCGAGTCTTCGAGCTGCCCTCCGGCAAGCAGGCTCTCGTGCGCAAGGGCTGCGGCCGCGACCTGATGCGTGCGCAGCGCGCGGCAGGAGGAGACGATCCCAACGCGGTAGTGTTCGCACTGGTCGCGGAGCTGGCAGAGATCGGGGGTCAAAAGATCGTGTACGAAGATGTTCTCGCGATGGACCTGGCCGACGTGCTTGCGCTCCAGGCCGAGGTGGTCGGCGAAAATTTTCAGCTCCCTCCGCCGTTGGATTCGCGGGACTCGTCCGATTCGGATTTCCGTTAGCGGACTTGAAAGCGATGGGGTTTGCGGAACTCGAATACTGGACCCGCGCCGTGCGCGATTATGGACGCGGATTGGCCGGCGGCGGAGGGGAAACCGAGCTGGATGTTGAATGACCGCATTTGGGAAAAAGGACGTAGTCAGATGAGTGCGCGACTATTTGTAGGCAACCTGAGTTTTCGGTTGAGTGACGAGGAACTGCGCGAGGCTTTCGCGAAGGTCGGAGTCGTCGAACGCGCCGAAGTGGTGCGCGATCGCTTCGATGGGCGTTCGCGCGGCTTCGGCTTCGTCGAGATGGCGCGGGTCGAAGACGGCGCAGCGGCGATCCAAGGCCTGAACGGCGCCGAGCTGGCCGGCCGTCCGATGCGGGTCGAAGCCGCGACCTCGGTTCGGCGCGACAACCAGGCGGCGTTGGCCGAGCGAACTTACTAACGAGAACATTGTGGCTATTCGGAGAAAATACATTGTTTGCTGAACTCGGCACAATTCAGTTTGAAGTAGTCGGTTCGCCAGAGGGAATCGAGTCTGAGCGCGGCTATGTATACGCTGAGCAGCGGGTAATCGAGGCGCAGCCGCGATTGCAGTGGACCGGAGACAGCCTCGAGCGGCTGTCGTTCGACCTGCTCCTGCACGCGTCAATCGCCAACCCCGAACTTCAGGCGCTCGCACTGCGCGCGGCGGCCGAAACCCATCAGGCAATGCCGCTGGTGCTGGGCAACGGGACCTTGCGCGGCTACTTCGTGATCGAAACGATCACCACGCGCGCGGCGCAGCTCGATGCCGGCGGCGCTCCGATCGCGCTGCGCATGCGGCTCGGGCTCAAGCAGTGGGCGCTCGATTCGATACTCGATCCGGGAGCGCCGGCCTTGTTGAACTTCACTCCGCTCGGTCTTCTGAGCAGCTCGAGCACTGCGAGTGCGCCGGCCGCGTCGCTATTGCCAGCAGGGCTGAGCGCGCTGCTCGGAAATCCTTCTCCGACGGCTCCCGCCACTGCGGTTCAGCAGCCCGGTGATATTTCCACTGCGGCGATTACCCGTAGTGTGGCGCGGTGACGGCGATGCAGTACATCGCGCATGTCACGCGGGCCGGCGAGCGCTGGGACCTGCTCGCGTGGCGGTTCTACGCGGACGCGACCCGCTTCAACCCGATCATCATGGCGAATCCGCTGGTGCCGATCGAGCCGGTGTTCGAGGCGGGAATTCTGATCCAGGTTCCCGTTCTGAGCGCGAGCAACTCGCAGAGCACGGATCTGCCGCCGTGGAAGACTGCGTCGTCATCGAACGCAGCGAGTTCCATGTCATGAGCGCTGCCATTTCATATTCAGTCCGCGCGCCTCAGTGGATACTCAATTACGCGGGAGTGAATATCTCGGGCGAGATCTCTGCGATGGTGCGCGCGATCAGCTATGTCGATCGTCTCGGTGCGAGGTCGGGCGACCTTTGCGTCGAGGTGGAGGATCACGCACAGCGCTGGCAAGGGCCGTGGTACCCGGCGCTTGGCGACGGTATCGAGGCGTTTCTCGGATATACCGGCGGTCAACTTCTCGAGTGTGGATCCTTTCAGATCGACGACCTGCAATTGTCCGGGCCGCCCGACGTTTTTCGGTTACGTTGTCTGGCGGCGTATGTAACTCCCGCGATGCGCACGCGCAACAGCGCCGCATATGAAGGGCAGACTTTGCTGGCAATCGCGGCGACGATCGCCGGCAAGTATGGACTCGGGCTGGTGAGCGCGCCGGAAATCGAGGATGTTGCGTTCGAGCGCGTGACCCAGCGCGACGAAACTGATCTCGAATTTCTCGCGCGGCTTGCGATTGAGTTTGGTTATGACTTTACGGTGCGCGGTGCGCAATTGGTATTTTACGCACACGCGACGCTACAGGCGGCCGCGCCGATCGCGACGATAGTGCGCAGCGATCTCGAGCGATTCGAGTTCAGAAACCGGACCCGGCGGATATACTTGGCCGCGTCCGCCGCGTATTTCGATCCCTCCGGAAAACAACTCATCGCGCAGAACGTATCGGCGGGCACCGCGACGCCGACCGGCGACACGCTCAAAATAATCGCGCGATGCGAAAATGCGGCGCAGGCGGCCCTGCGCGCGAGTGCGGCACTGAACCGCCAAAACCAGGCGTTCTTTAGCGCGCGGCTGGTCGGACCGGGCAATCCGGCGCTTTCGGCGGGATGCAACGTGTTGCTGTCAGGATGGGGAATGCTTGACGGGATCTACCTGATCGAAACCGCGCGTCATCTGCTTGATCGCGAGCACGGTTACTCGACCGAAATCGAAGCGCTGCGCAGCGTGTGAGGCAGGCGATGGTGCATCATGAGGATCGCCGCGAGGCGGCGCCCGGCATGTTCCGAGTCGGAATTGTGCAGGAGCAGGATACCGCGCTCGCCCGAGTGCGCGTGACGTTCGCAGATTACGATCAGCTGCGGAGCTGGTGGCTGCCAATCGTCGTGCCCAAGAGTCAGAACGACAAAGCCTACTGGATTCCGGATCTCGGCGAGCAGGTGGTCTGCTTGATGGACGCGCACGATGAAGCCGGCGCGGTCCTGGGCGCGATCTATTCATCTGCCGATGCGACACCAGTCAGTAGCGCCGACAAGTGGCATCTCGGGTTCAAGGATGGCGCGGCGTTTGAGTACGATCGCGCGGCCCACGTGCTGAGTCTTGAATTCACCGACGGCGCGTCGGTCAAATACGACAGCGGTGCGCACGCGCTGACAATCGCGCTGCCGACGGGCGCCACCCTGACGATCGGCGCTGGTACTGCATCGATTGCGATCGATGCGGAGGGGAATGCTCAGGTCACCTCGCTTGCGCAGATTCGCCTCGGAAGTGGCCAGTTGAAAGGGGTCGCGCGACTTGGCGACCAGGTAACTTGTCCCGCGGGTCTCGGATCGATCACCAGTGCCAGCCTGATCGTGGAGGCAGAGTAAGATGAGCGCAGACGCAGTCACGCTGGCGGATATCACCTCGGCGGACTGGTCGCTCAAGCTCGGGGCAATCGGCCAGGTGGTACAAGGCGTCGCCGACGTTGACCAATGCGTTGCGATTATTCTTACCACGCCGCTTGGCAGCGATCCTCTGCGCCCCACCTTCGGCTGCGATATCTGGCGCTACATCGATCATCCGATGTCTGAGTCGCTGCCTGCGATCGTTCGCGAGCTGACTGCGGCGCTGACGCTGTGGGAGCCGCGCATCACGTTAGTGAACGTCACCGCGGTGCCGGTGCTTGACACCACTACTCAGTCGGGCGCGCATCTGAATGTGAGCGTAACCTGGCAACTCAATCTGTCGGGAGCGCCGGGTGCGGGCGCGAATACTACTACTACCACCACGACAGTGTTGCTGGGCGCGGCGGCGCAGTGAACCGATGATCGCACGTCGATCAATGGGAAGGATATAGACTAATGGCAGCAGGCGTTCCGTCACTTCCGCCCCCGGTATTTGTCGATGATTCCGATGGGCTCGATCCCAATCTGGTGCTCGCCGATATGATCGCGGAGTTTGAGGCGGCCGCAAATCGCACCCTGCAGCCGGCGCAGGTGGAGCGGCTTCTGATCAACCTCTATGCGTATCGCGAGTCACTGGTTCGCAATGCGATTCAGTATGCGGCGCAGCAAAATCTTCTGGCCTTCGCGATCTTTCCGATGATCGACTACCTGGGCCAACTCGTGGGTGTGACCCGACTCCCTGCGCAAAGCGCGGCTACGACGCTCGAGTTCACACTTTCCGGCGTCCTGACCGTCGCAATAACAATCGCGCAAGGCACTTTAGTCGGCACCAGCGATGGCCAATACTCATTTGCGACGACCGCGAGGCTGGTAATTCCCGCCGGTACGCTTTCGGGTACGATAGGCGCGTCGGCGGTGCAGACCGGGGCGGGAGCCAATGGCTATCTGGCCGGGCAGGTCAATACGCTGCTGGGACCGAGTGCGACTATCGCGAGCGTCAGCAATACGACAGTAACGGCAGGAGGGTCGTCGCCGGAGACTGACGACCATTTGCGCACCCGTATCCAGGCGGCGCCGAATCAGTTCAGCGTCGCGGGACCCGCGGGAGCGTACAGGTTCTTCGCGCTGGGAGTCGATCCTTCAATCGTCGATGCGCAAGTGGTCAGTCCGGCGCCGGGGCAGGTCAACGTCTATATCCTGACCGGACCGGTTACGGTCCAGCCGCAAGGTGCACCCAACCCGGCAGGAGTCGCGGGAGCGCCGCTGCTCGATGAAGTCTCAGCCGCGCTGAGCGCCGATTCGGTGCGGCCCCTGACCGATACAGTGAACGTGCTTGCGGTAACCGAGGTCGATTATCAGATCACCGCGACCGTGACGCTGTACTCAGATGCGGATCCGAACGCCACGATGACTGCCGCGAACGACGCTGCGGTGCAATATGCGCTGGCACTCGCTGCGAAGATTCAGCGCGACATCGTGCCGAGCCAGGTGATCGCGGCGCTTTCAGTTGCGGGCGTGTATGAGGTTACGCTCACTGCGCCCGCATATACGCAGTTGTCGGCGGGCCAGTGGGCAAACTGTACCGCGATTTCGCTGACCGAGGCGGCAAGCGGAAAGCATAGCTGAGATACGATGGCAGAATTAACTGCAGCTCCGTCGATAAACGACGTGCGAACGCAGGCGCTGCTGGTGCTGATCGAGCGGTTGTCGGCGTTCGATCTAACGCCGCTATTGATTTATCGAATCGATTCGGTAGTGGACGGAGCACTGGTATTTCTCGCATGGCAGTTCGATATCCTGTCGCCGCTTTGGCAGCTCGTGGCGCCGGCCGCGCTGAGTATCGATACGTTGACCGATATCGATTCGCTAACCGATATCGATACGCTCTCCGGACCCGAGTCGATTGCCGGCGAAGCGTCACCGAATGCCGCAACTGAGCGCGAACTACTGAAGCTGGCGATTGCGCTGCATCGCGAACGGGGGACACCCGCGGCGATCAAGCGGGCGCTGTCATCGCTCGGATGGACCGACGTCGCGATTCAGGAAGGGGAAGCGAGCTGGGGTGGGACGGCATTTCCAAGTTCAGAGGGATGGGCGGTGTTTCGGGTCTTGATCACTCTTGGTTCCGGCGTCGAGGTGCCGGCAGGCGCGGCGCAGAGCGCGATTGCGGCGGTGAATTTCTTTCAGCCCGCGCGCGCCTGGCTCGACTCGCTCTGGTTCGTAACGCCGCCGGTGCAAGACTCCGCACCGGCCCCGGCCGACAGCATGACCCTCGGCGGTATCGCCGAGTATCAAATCGACGCGGCGCCGCCACCGTCGGATGCGCAACTTTTAATCGCAATCACTGCCGCGCCCTATACAGACGGCTACGGTCCGATCGCGCCAATTTATAACGCACACTATGCCCATAGCGGAATTACTTACGGCGTGAACGAGCCAATCGTTGCGGATCCCGCGCTAATCCTAAACGGCGTCGCGACGCTCAACGGAGGTTGAAATGAATAGGCCTTGCGGAACGGTGATGGTGCGGGTGTTCGAGCGCGGCGAATTGCTCTACCAGGAGGACGGACGGAATTTGTTTGTAAACGCCGGACTGCCTGCGCTTGCGGCGTTGATTGGCGGCGACACCGCGGGCGAGTTTTGCTCTGTCGTCGGTTTCGGTTCAGGCTCAAATGCTCCGACGGTGAACGATCTCGGGCTGACCGCGCCGGCGTACTACAAACCGATCGACGCGCATTCCGAGGACGGTAATGGAAGCGTGACGTTCAACTGGAGTCTGACTGCTTCTGACACTGGGGCACAGGGAATTACTATTCAAGAGATCGCTTTGTTCGCGAATCATTCTGGTGTCGGGGTTCCGGGCGGAAATGCACCCACGCCGATTCTCGCGCGTAAAACGCTTAGCCCAATAGTATTCACCTCGGGCATGTCGCTTGAGGGAACCTGGACGCTCACTTTCTAGGAGCTCGCAAAGGCCGACAGGATCGATCAGGCGAAAGGTTTCCCAGTGAGAGGTTATAGATGGCGACGCTAATAGACAGTCCAGAATTCACCGCGAATGAGGTTTACGAAATCCAGGCGACGGATTCCGTCGAAGGGGCAGCGTCAGGCGCAAGCTTTGGCGGTCTGGGGCTCAGCAATCAGCCTCATCAACAGCTGGCGAACCGAACCGCCTATCTGCACGGACGCCAAAACACCAACATCGCGAATATCGGGGTTCTGCAGGCATTTATGGCGGGTTTCACCGGCTCGTTGCAGACGAGTGGCTATCTGACGATCCCGATCACGGATATCAGCCGGGGCGCGGTTGCGGCGCTGATTCAATGGGGATACTACGCGCTGAGCGATCAAAAGATTCCGAATGACCAGGAATTCAACGTCACCTGGCCGATAACCTTTCCCAACGCGATTCTGCTGCCGCCTCTCGCAACCAACGTTTACGCCAGCACCAGCGGGTTCAACACGGTTGCCAGCGTAGTGACCTACAGCCGCAGCGGAGGGACTTTCGTACTCGACGTTCCGGGCGGCACGTCGCTTGGCGCCACCGGTGAACGGAGCAATGGTTTTTCGTGGCTGGCGATAGGGTTCTGA